AGATAAAGCAATGATAGTATGGCCTAGAGGGGCGATTGTTTGTTGGATAGACATTTTTAAAGCCTCATTAATTTTAAGGGTTATAACTCGTCAGTGGATAAATGGCATCTTTGAAATAGAAGTATTGATGGGCTTCTTTATATGCATTAACGTCTGGTACATAAATAGCTTCTGGATTTGTACCTCCACTTCCTCCATTTCCAAATACATTTGAACCAAATACAGGGGGAGGACATTTGAAAACTAAAGTCTTCAAATTATATAAATTTATTAATGATCCATCTCCTATATTTACAACGCCTGCACCAATAACAAGTTTTTTAACAGCTTCACAGCCGCCAAACGCTTGTCCACCAATAGTTTGTACGGAATCAGGAATAAGGACTTCAAGTAAACTTTTACACATTTCAAATGCGTAATAACCGATGTCCGTTAATCCATCGTTAAATGTAACTTTCTGAAAATTCCAATATCGAAAAGCTAAATATCCGATAGTTTTTACATTTGTATTAAATACAATTTCTGTTGCCAATAAACGATAAGCTGTATTTCGACTTTCGTTTTGTTCAACGTTCTCACCAGTGACTTCATAAATCCAGTTTCCATTGACTAAGTATTTTATGTCCCAATCAGGTTCAACAAAGTATTTACGCTGACCCTGACCCTCAAAATTCCATGCATAAATACTCAGTGCATACATACCCGCAGTTTGAAATTTATCAGGAGTAGGACGTTCAGCCCAATTCGCCAAATTATTAACATCAACAAACCAACGGGAACCATCTTCATTTAAGTACAGTCCGCTATCTTTATTGATATTCGCAACCCGACCATTGCCACCCAAGTCAGTAGCACTTCTATACCATTGAATATTGAATGAGCAGATATAACCTGGATTGGGTGGTGAAATAGTGCCCGAATAAATACCATCTACGGGTTGCAGCCCCTTGTCATCAATCGTAAATAGAACTTGACTTGGGGATGGTGTTATGCCTCCGCCATCGGTAGATACTTTCCCAAGCATTGCACATCCACAAAACGATTGGTCTTAATCGCAGCAGTAATCATTCGACCAGCCACACTGTTTTCACCAAACGTATTATCTGCTTGAGCTTTATCGTAGATGCTTACAGGCATGATAGGATTTTCACCAATGGGTTGCTGATCATCGGTAGTAATAAAAAGTACCTTCTGGATATTTTGAGGAAGCCCAGAACGTTGAGTATTTATATTGACATCAAGATAAGTGCCTGGGGTTTTCAGATTAGGGATTGGCATGGCTTAACTTTCCTTTAATTCGATTAAATCAGACTCATCTTTCACTCCATCATCGGGAATAAAATGATAGTCAACGTTGATGCGGTGTATTTCAGCTTCAGTAGCTGCTTCTTCACGATCACGATCTGAAGCAGTCAATACATAACTGGTATGAAACTCTTGGGATAAAACACTGATAGAGTCATCCTTTGTTTTAGTGTTAAAAATAGTTTTGATACGCCCAAGCTCAAGAGGTTCAAGACCTTTAATACTTTGGCTTGATAAATCATTTTCTGTGAGTAGATTTTGAATATCTGACAGCATTTGATAAGTACCAATGCTGACAGCATCACCTTGACGTTGTGTTTCTTCATTTCTTACTGAATAAGAGCCGACGAGCACAACAAATGTCACTGGAATACGTGTTTTGTTATGACTAATTTTTTCAGGTGATTTACTGCCTTGGAAAGTTATCCAAATTGCAGGGAATCTACGGATAACGGCATTAATATCATCATCAAAGTCACCACCATAGGTTTTAATTTCACGTACATAATCCCAATTTTGTGCTTTGATTAAATCCTTAATGGCTTGTTCGATAATAGATAGGTTGAGATTCACCAGTTACGCCCTCCAAAATCACGACGACCAACTGCAAGAATCACATTGTTAGATGAGGTTTTGACTGGTTCACTTTCACCAGCTGGTGAACCACCTAGCTGAATCAAACCTTTCGAAATTTTTTCTAAAACCTTAATGGCATTGTCATAACGCATCTGAATGTCACTGTTAGTAGCAACATTGCCTAGACACGCATGATAGCGAGCCATATTGCAGGCTAGGTCAGTTAGAAAAGGTGGGATGGTTTGTAACGGTAGCTTATAACGACCAGCAATGTAGCAATCAATCTCAGTATTAGCAGCATTCATAGCAGCTTGAAGCTTGTCATGATTAATCACATCTTGATAAGGACGTTCATTGTCAGTGAGAGTCACAAGTTCAGATTCACCAAACTTTCTAACCATCGCATCTACCGTTACATACATGGTTTATGCCTCCGTACCAGTCGATCCGTAAACCGTTTGCCAGAAGCCATAACCTGAAGCCCCACGTGCTTCAGCACCAAAGTAAAAAACACCTTCCATAAATACAGATGGTGACTCCATACTCGTCTGCTGCACAAATACAGGTTTCTTACGCACCTGATATACAAAGGGCTTAACAGGTTTAGTGGTATCGAGCAAGAACCACGCATTGTCATCAGTCAAACGTGCCGACACTTGTACTTTAGCTGTACCTTTGTATGGATTTGGCTTGCCATCTTCCAAACGATCAATGGTCATTAATGCGTTTGCAATATCTTCAAGTGCAGCTGGGACTAACAGCACATTTGGTGTGATATTTAAAGGACGACCAGACTCATCTTTAAACTTACGCATTGCTGTACGTGCAGCACCGAATGAAGCTTGAGCTTTTGCCAAAGTTTCAATGGAAAGTTTTTTTGTACCTTTATTACTGACATTGGTTTTCCCAACCTTGTGACTCGTTGAAATCATAGGTTGACCATCAAAGCACTTTGCAACAAAAGCGTTATTCACGGCTTCAAAGACCAACTCATCAGGATGCTGTTTTGCTGACCATGCCGCAGATTCAGCCTGTGGTTTATAAATACCTAACTGATCATCTTCAATATCATTACGACGGACTTCGATTGTTGCTGCAAAATCTTTATTGCGAATCACATAGTCGTATTCGGCTAGTTTGGTAATATGTTTTTTACCAATCCATTCTTTCATCTGAGGAAAGTTAGCCAACCAACGATAATCCACATAAGCACCATTGCTTGGAACAGTCATAGCAATAGAGGCATATTCAACAGGAACTTCATTAAAAGTTTGATTAAAAACTTTACTGAGGTTTAAGAAAATTGCATTAAGTGCTGCACCATTTACGTTCATTCTACCCATACTCCATTTTCATCAATACCAACGACGCGACCTGCTGGAGAGAGCGTTCCTGTAGCATCTGTTTCAGCAACAGTTTCACCATCTTCTAAATAACAAGGCTTTCCAAAAGATGCCTGTGTCACGGGATCAGTTGCACTATTTGCAAACTGAAAAGCACAAGCATTTCGGACTAGTACGTACACATCACCATCTGAACCATCAGTGTTATCAACACTGTCTTCATAACGACCTAAATAGGTCAATCCTGTAGCGGCTGTTACAGGAACAGCAAATCCAGTTGCATCAACTGCTGCTGCAAATCCAGCTAAAATTACAACACCAGCTTTTACTGGCACACTAAATAACCCCAATTCACGTAAAGGGGTTTGACGCTCATCTTGATTTAAAATGCTGCCCATTATTGTTGTGCTCCTAAATCAACACCCATTTGAGCTGCAACTGCCAGCGCTTCAGGGGTAAATTGTTGTTGCCCGTTACCTTGCTGACTATTTGTAGCAATATTGGTTGTAGTCGTTTGCTTCTGAGACAAAGCGGCAATTTTTGGCAAACTTTCAATATGTTTTTTAATAAACTCAGGATTGGTCTTTGCCTGTTCTTTTGCCCAATTAACTGTTGCTTCACCCGTTAATCGTCCATCTGCACAAGCAGCAATAATCAAATCATCTAATTCTTTGCTTGCGGCATTCGCAGCTACAGCAGTAGCACTGGCAATCGCTTCTTGATAAACAGAAATTGGAACATATTGGGTCAGATCAGGCGCTTGGCTATTAGCAGCTGTCTTTACTTCAATAGCCTTATCAATTGCAATCGAAAGCGCCTGACCAGCAACTAAAGTCGTTCCAAAAGCACCATCCATTTTCGCAAATGCACTATTTGCAGCAGTTAATAACTCTTGTTCTGTTGCTGTTTCGGGCAGCCCCAGACATTTACGCATGAGTTCTAAAAACTCTTTCATTATTGAGTCCTCATCGGATTGTTGAGACAAAAAGTCCTGAGCCGCAGCAGCAAGACGTGCTTCGGGCAAGGTGTCTAAATTCGGGGTATTGGTTAAGGCGAAGCTATGAAGTCCGAGGATTTCACCAGCTTTGTTGTAGAAGAAAACAGGCGAAGTGTATTTATATTCCTTAGCCTCAATATATCCTTTTGCTTTTTCCGTCCATTCAAAGAGAGTGCTACATAATCCAACTCCATCAATATATTGAAATCCCGTTGGCTTAAGCCAACCAGATGCTGGTGCAGGATCACCAGACTCTTGAGCTTTTAAAGTCGCGTGTTCATAGTCAACCACTAGGTCGATAGAACGTTGATTTAATGCGGCAGCAATTTGACGACCACGTTCTGGCGTTAATATCCAGTGTGGTGCATCAGTTGGACGACCATCGATACCTCGAAAGATTCCTTCAGGAATCAGTACAAGGTGTGGTGATGTCGCATCGAGGGCGAATGAGCACGCGGCTACTAATAAGGTCTTTTTCATGCTGGCAATATCGCATCGCCAGCTTTTTATTATTAGGCGGAAAGACTTCCGTTTATTTTTATGGATTAAATATTTTGTGCCAGTAGTGATCTACGTCCATAAAAACTTCACGCTCTGCTTCAGGTTGCATGTTGCCATCTGTATCCATTGGCATAAATGGACGTGGTTGAATATCACCAAACGGAATCGGTGCACCGCGAGAAGTTTTACCTGAAGCACCTTGTTTGATCCCAAAATGCATCGCTGCGGCATAAGGCATGTTATTACTAATTACTGCTTCATCCTGAGTATGACTGGTGACAACTCTAGCTCTTAAATTTCCTGAAACTTGTAAAACACCACCGTATTTAATTCCTTTACGCTCATAGATTTTTAAGGTCACAGCAGTTCGACCAGCCCATTCAGGTCGACCACCCATGTCGAAGTTGTCATCGGTTACCGTTGCAAACGTTCCAGCAATCGCAGCGGCTAATGGACTGGTATCAAGTAAACGGCTTGCAACCAACTCCATGCGATCAATCAGGGCTTGATCATTGATTTGTATAACGCTCATAATTTATAC